TCATGCCACGGCCTCCTCAAGGGTTTCCGGGGTGGGCTCGGGGCGCAGCTCCAGGGCGAGCACCTCGATGCCGTTGGGCCGGAACCGCACCTCGATGTCGTTCGGCGAGACGATCACCTTGTCGATGAGAAGCCGCACGATGCGCTGCTGCTCGGCCGGAAAGAGCTGATCCCAGATCGCATCCAGCCGGGTCATGGCCACCGTAACCCGGGCCTCGTCCAGGGAGGGATCGAGCCGGGCGGCGCGCTCGGCCACCCCGGCGGCCATGTCCGCTGCGCGCAGCACCCGGCGCATCTGCTCCAGCACCGCAGCCTCCAGCTCACCGGCCGGCAAGCGCGGCAGCCCGGAGGCGCCGGCGTGCTCCTTGTTCTCCCGCGTCGGCAGGTAGTAGCGGTAGATACGTCCGTTCTTCTTGCGCGTGGACCAGGGTGTAAGCGCCCGGCCATCGATGCCCACGACGATCCCCTTGAGCAGGAACGGCACCCGGGCGCGGGTGTTGTTGCCTCGCACACGCGAGTTCTGCGCGAGGATCGCCTGGACGGCGTCCCACAGCTTGCGCTCGACGATGGGCGGGTGCTCGCCTGCATACCACTGATCGCGATGGCGGATCTCGCCCAGGTAGACCCGGTTGTTGAGGATCTTGTAGACGAGGCTCTTGTCGATCAGCTTGCCTTCGCGCACCCGGCCATCCTGGGTGGTCCAGGCCTTGGATGTCACGCCGTCGAGGCGCAGTTCCTTGACCAGTAGGGTCGAGGAGCCCAGTTCGACGAAGCGCTGGAAGATGTGTCGCACAACCTTGGCCTCGCGCTCGTTGGCCACCAACCTCCGGTTCTCGACATCGTAGCCAAGCGGGGGCACGCCGCCCATCCACATGCCCTTGCGCTTGCTGGCGGCGATCTTGTCGCGGATACGCTCGCCGGTGACTTCCCGCTCGAACTGCGCGAAGGAGAGCAGGATGTTGAGCATCAACCGCCCCATTGAGGTGGTGGTGTTGAACTGCTGGGTGACCGAGACGAAGGAGACGCCGTGGCGCTCGAACACGTCGATCATCCGCGAGAAGTCGGTGAGCGATCGCGTGAGCCGGTCGATCTTGTAGACCACCACGATGTCGACCTTGCCGGCCTCGATGTCGGCCAGCAGCCGCTTGAGCGCCGGCCGGTCCATGTTGCCGCCGGAGAAGGCGGGATCGTCGTAGTCGTCCGCGACCGGAATCCAGCCCTCCGCGCGCTGGCTGGCGATGTAGGCGTGGCCGGCGTCGCGCTGGGCGTCGATGGAGTTGTACTCCTGGTCGAGCCCCTCGTCGGTGGACTTCCGAGTGTAGACGGCGCAGCGCAGGCGGCGCTTCAGGGCTTCGCTCATCGCCGATCTCCCTGCTTCTTCGGATTCTTCGTCTTGGCCGGTGCCTTCA